AGCTGCAGCCGCCGCACCGTCGCCTCGAGCGGCTTGCCGTCCGCGCCGATCTTCACCTCGGCCAGCTGCTTGCCGAGTGCCTCCATCCGCTTCTTCAGGATCTCGATCTGGGTGATCGCGCTCTTGGTGTCGGCGGTCAGCGGGATCTTCGCCTCCACCCCGGCCAGCGCCTTCTTCAGCCCGGCCAGCGCCTCGGCGCGGAACAGCCGGGAGTCCGCCTCGATCGAGACATACGCCTCTGCTAGGCGTTTCGCCATGGCGGGTCACCTCCCGGTTCGGGTACAGTCAAAGCAGGAAAAGGACAGCAGCGGACTCCAGACCCCGGCCCAGCCTGCTTTCATGCAGCGAAGGGGCAGCGGTGGAGAAGCTTGTCAACGGGCAGCCAGGCCCGCACGAGTCCTGGCAGGAACTCGCCGATCACAGCATCGAGCACGACCAGCTCCCCGGCTGGCAGCCCGCCCCGGCGGCATCGTGACCTGCCGGCGGTGCAAGGTCTACCCGGCCCGTCCCGGGTGCGTACTGTGCACCCGGTGCGCCCGCGGCGGCGGCTAACTCCGCCAGCGACCACAGCCCCGTGGTCAGGAACGGATGCGGGGGCTGGCCCGGGTGGTCCACCACCGGGCCGAAGTAGTCCAGCTTGTCGTGCGCCAGCGAGTACTTGCCGTGCGCCCGGATCGTGTGCCGCTTGGTGCCCTTCTCCAGGAAGAACACCGCGTAGTTCGCGTGCACCTCGCTGGAGAGGTAATCCGGGCCGTAATGCATCTCTGTCGCGATCGAGCTGAGCGTCTCCCCGGTCCGCCCCCGCACCGTCGACCGGGCCACCCCGGCCGCCCGCGACGCCAGCTCCTCCAGCCACAGCGCCACCTCCCCGCCCGGGTCGTCCAGGATCTCCCGGATCGCCAGCTCATCCAGCCGGATCTGCGCCATGACCGCCCTCCATGTCCATCCCGCGCGCCGCCATGTCCCGGCGCAGCTGATCCAGCGCCCAGTCGTGCGAGCTGGCCTCGCCGCGCCCGCCCGCGTACAGCTCTTCAGCCAGCATCTGGCGCTCCTCGCCGTCCTTGCCCTCGGCCAGCACCGACCAGGCTAGGTTGCACGCTTCCCGCGGCGTGAGCCCCCGGAGGCCCCGCCCGCACGTGCGGACTTGCTGCCCGTCGAGGTCCGCGAAGTTCGCGGCGACGAAGGCGAGGAGCCGGAAGCTGGCTTGGTAGGGCGGGCAGTGATCACCTTGACCGCCTCCGACACCACGTCCAGCAGCTCATCGGCGTCCGCCTTGCATTCCACCGCCCAGTCCTCGAACGCGTCCCAGTCCCCGCCGTCCGCGGTCAGGCAGTCCCGCGCGGTCGGCTCCCCGGCCGCCTCCTTGCATCCCTCGCACCGGCCGCAGGCCGGGTCCGCCCCGCGGATCACGTCCCGCAGGATCTGGTACATCGCCACGTACGCCCGCTCATCGGTCGTCTTGAGCCCGGCCGCATGAGAAAACTTGAGCAGCGGCATCAGGCCGACCTTCTCCGCGACACGGAAAGAACGCCCGGCGAGAGTGATGCTCTCACCGGGCGTGATGACCTCACCGGCCAGCTCCCGGTCGGAGCTGGCCTGCACGACGATCGCGTCGTGTTCCGACCCGAGATCCAGGTCGTAGCTGTCTGTGCTCACCTTGTCCTAACTTCGCGCATGGGTTACCCTGACAGAACCCATCAACCGGGTATGGCAGCACCCTGGCCCAGAGGGGAACGGCCTCCATGAGAGAAACGGCCGGGGTGCTGCCAGCACAGCGGATCGTGGGGCAGCACCCCGGCCCAGACTGGTCACGGGAAACCCAGAATTGATACGGCCGGGGTGCTGCCGCCAGGTTACGTACCCGCGATACCAGACGCCGGGTAGCGCGAGATGATCGTGGCAGCGTTCCAGGTTGACTTCATGGTGACCGCGGCCCCGACACCACCCGTCAGGGAGTAGTCAGGGATGATCGTTCCGAAGAAGTACTGACCAGGAGCGGTACCCTGGGCCCCGATCGTGGACGGGTACAGGTAGAAGTTGCGGCTCAGGCCGTCCGTCGCGGCCACGTAGGTCTGCGCGGTCGCGGTGTCGTAGAACCCGGTGAAGTCCCCCGAAGCGTCCGGCAGGCCGGCCACGTAGATCAGGTTCGAGTCCCCCATCGCGGTGACATCCACCTTAGCGACGGTGAAATTAATACTCCAGTCAGTAAGAAAAGCCATCGGCGAGGCGACGGCGGAGCCGGTGGCGGCGCCCCCACCTGGGCCGTTGACGGCGACGTAGGCGATTCCGTTGCGCGTATTTGTTACTTCCCGTTTCCGCTACCTGAAAACGGGCGGGCAGGTCGTTTCCGCCTGCCTCTGCATGTCTCCATGCAGACCGGACTATATCTTCACCCGCGGGGGGTGCCACGTACATAGTCTCTGAACCTTCCCGTCGGGCGGACCCAGGCGGGCTCGGCTGCTGATTGCCCCTCTGCTGGCCAGTTCTCAAGCCGTCACGCCCGGGCTTTCGCGCCACGTTGTGGCCTGGCCAGGTGACTCGGGTGTCCCAGCAATTCTCGCGGTTTACTCTGAAAGATCGCTCTCTCAGGCGGCCTGCTGGTGTAGACCGTGAATACGACTCACAGTATTCCACTCCTTGCTTTGAGTGATGGGAGCCCGTTCAGGGCCGTGTTGACCGCCGGCGCTCTCGCGCGCGGACGCATTAGGAGGCCGGCGGCCCGGACATTTATCATGGTGCGCATGTGCACGTGCGCGTTCACCGGGAAGCGGACCTGCCACTGCGCGCAGTGTCACCAGACGTTCGGGTCGCCGAGCGCGTTCGAGTGGCACCAGCGGCTGTTCTGGCCGTGGGGCGTGGTGTGCCTGGAGCCGTCGCTGATCCACCGCCGGGACGGCACCCAGGTGCTGTTCCGCAGCCGGGATGGTGTCTGGCGGGAGCAGCGCCCGGACCTGCTCCCGCTGGCGGAGAAGTTCCGGAAGGCTACCGGTCGTCCAGCAGCGCCAGCAGCCGCCGGGCGTGGTTCGCGAACGTCCGGTCCGCGACCGCTGCCCGCGCCTGACCGGCCCGCGTTGCGCGCAGTCCGTCCCGGGCCAGCCACCAGCGCAGCAGCGCGGACGCCTCGGCGGGCCCGCTGAAGGTGGGCAGGATGCCCTTGAACAGCTCGTCGCCTTCGCCGCGCGGGTCGCGCAGGAAGAACAATTCGCTGGCGGCCATTTCTACTTCCCGCGGGCCCATCGCCCAGCCATCGGCCGGGGCCATGCCCTCTTCCCACTCGCGGCGGTAGAAGTTGATCCCGCACCGGGCGTTGCGGTAGATCATGGCGGTCTCGTCGTTGTGCACGCACAGCTCGGTGTCGTGGCCGAGGTAGGTGCGCAGCGGCGAGTCCTCGGCCAGGTCCATCCACATCCCGCCGAGCAGCACGTCCAGCCCGGTCAGGTCCATCGCCTCGAAGAACTCAACCCGGGACTTGAAGCCGGTCCCGATGAACGCCAGGTCCGCGGCCAGCGCGGGGTCCGCGCCGGTCCCGGCCGGGCGGGGGTGGTGCACGGCGGGCCGGTAGGCGTGCGGCATGTACACCGCGTCGCCGTCCAGCCGGGCGTACCGGTCGATGCTGACCGGGTCGTTGAGCAGGTTGATGTCGGCGAACTGGGCCCGTTCCAGCTGGGAGTCGTCCTGGTAGGGGCATTCGGTGTGCAAGATGACGATCTTGTGGCGGCGCTGCCGGATGACGTGCAGCAGCGCGGGGGTGACCCAGAACGCGGAGATGAACAGCACCACGTCCGGCCAGTAGGTGTACAGCGCGTGGGACATGCCCTGCAGCGCGGCGTGGATGGCCTGGTCGTTGGTCAGCGCCTTGTGGATCTCCGGGCGCCCCTCGTCGTCTTCCTCCCCGGTCGGCAGCAGACAGCTCCCGTAGAAAGAGAGGCGGTCCTAAATCATCTAGATTGTAGCTTTGGACTTCACAACCGAGCCCTGTCAGGGCCTCAGACCACCCAGCAAAAACATCAGCAACACTGAAATTCGGGCCAGGATGCACAATCAAGATTCTCATACCACCTCCTCTCATTCCGAAGAATGGAGACCAGTCCCCGGATACGAAGGGCTCTATGAAGTCAGCGATCGGGGTCGCGTCCGCAGTCTACCCCGGCTGACCCGTACCGGGTGGCGCGGCGGCCAGCTCCGGAAGCCTCAGCCAGACGGTCACGGTTACCGCCAGGTCA